CTGAATGAGCTGTATGCTGCTACCGGTCAGATCGGCTTCCGTGTCACCCAGCGTCTGGATGCCCGTCTGGTGCAGCAGGAAGGCATGAAGTGTCTGGCCATGAAGGCCGGTTCCTGATAAGGAGGATACCCAATGAGTAACGGCTACAATGCGAAGAACTACTTTGCCCACGGCGGCAATGAGCTTGTCATTGGCGGCAAGCTCACGTTTCTTCCCGGCGCTGAAGTGGAAGGCGCTGACGCGCTGCCTGCCGCGTTCGCGGACGAGGAAATCACGCAGATCCCGAACCAGAAGGAAAGCGAAGCGACGACTGTCGCCGCACTCCGCGAGGACTTCAACGAACTGCTGAGCAAGCTGAAGGCAGCCGGCCTGATGGCTCCCGACGCTGCCGAGTGAGGTGATGCTCCGTGATCCTCACCATTGATGAAGTGAAGACCCATCTTCGCATTCAGCACGATGAGGAGGACGAGCTTATCTCCACGCTGATCGCACAGGCTCAGGCTGTGGCTGAGGATTACTGCCGTGTGCAGTTTTCCGACAGCGCACCTGAGCCTGTGCGTCTTGCAGTCATGCTCATGGTCAGCCACTACTACGAAAATCGGGACAATCCCGACCGTCAGGTATATGTGACCATGCGCATTGCCTTTGAAAACCTGCTGTATCCGTACCGCGATCCCGCGAAGATGTTTTAAGGAGGTGGCTGTGCTTGCGAGGATACAAAAACTTTGAATCCGATCCGCATCCCGGTGACCTCCGGCATCTGGTGGAGATCGGCTATACCGAGAGCAGGGTCAACGAAAACGGCTATCCCGAACCGACCGATATTGTTCTTTGCAAGGCATGGGCAGCGGTTACGGACGCTGGCAACCAGCACTACCGTTCTGCCGATGTCATGAACACTGAGGCAGTTGTCAACTTCACCATCCGCTACCGCGCTGATGTTGTCCCCGGCATGTGGGTGCGCTTCCGCAATAAGAAGTGGAACATCTCCACGCTGGGCGAATACGGATTCCGGGGCCATTATCTGGGCCTTAAGGCATCCATCTCCGAGGGTGTGAGCGGATGAAGCAGGTACAGACGGCGCTTAAGGATATTGGGATTCCCGTCATGGCAGGTGTGTGGAGAGCGACCTCTCCGAATCAGAACCCGCCTGTTCAGTATGTGGTATATTCCACGACCAAAACAGAGTCCAGCCACTTTGATGATCATGTGGCTGCGACCCGAACCTTTGTCTATCTCAACCTCTGGAGCGACACAGACCCGACTGCTATGGCTGACCGCATTCGCAGCGCCATGTATGCAGCCGGGTTTTCCTGTGTCGAGGAATCCGACAAGGGCTATAACCAGCCGGCCTATGATACCGCAACGCGGCAGTTTACCGTGCAGTGGACATGGTGCTGGCATGAGGAGGTGCATTTCGATGCCCCTTGAGACTGACGGACTGGAAGCCTTGCGCAATGATATTGCCCGCATGGCAGGCATCATGGACGCAGACGGCGCCGGTTCCGCAAATGCAAAGAAGATTCTGCTGGCAGGCGCCGAGCCGATCCATCAGCAGATGAAGGCCAATGCCTCCAGCGATCCCAAGATCATCACCGGCGCACTGCATCGTTCCATTGAGATCGGCAGTGTCCGCAAGCGCAAGTACAGTGGAAAGAGCGTGACCATCGGCGTGCATCACTCCGCTGAAGGCGCTTACTACGCAAACCCTGTGGAGTTCGGACACGGCGGTCCCGCACCGGCTCCCGCTCATCCTTTCGTTCGTCCTGCCTACGATACCCGTGCTGATGAGGCGTATGCCATCATCCGGGAAGGCCTGCAGGACGCCATCGACAACCTGTAAGAATTGGAGGTAATTCAATATGGCAGGAACTCCTGTTGCTTCCCCGCAGGTCTCTTCGACTGTGGGTCTCAAAAACGTGGTTATTGCTCCGCTGGTGACTGACACCGATGCGGAGCACACCTATGGCGATCTTCAGCTGCTTGCCGGCGCTATCGAAGCGTCCATCACGCCTGAAAATGCTGATCCCGACATCCAGTACGCGGATGACGTGGAATTCGATACCCTGTATCCCGATCCCGAACTGAGCTTCAAGACCAAGATGGCGGATGTCCCTCTTGCAATCCAGGAGCAGATCTTCGGCAACCAGATCGACGACAACGGCGTACTGGTGCGCACCGCATCGGACAAGCCCGGCTACTTCGCTGTTGGCTTCAAGTCCGAGAAGGCTGACCATTCCTATCGCTATGTCTGGCTGTACAAGGTTCGCGCCAAGCCCGCCACCGAAAACTATGCGACCAAGGAAGGTACTACCGTGACCCGTCAGACCGGCGAAATCGAATGGACTGCCATCAAGCGCACCCATGACGGTCGCTATCAGGCAGTCGCTGACGAAGGCCAGAACGGTTTCACTGCTGAAAAGGGCAAGTCCTTCCTGTCTACTGTCTACGAACCGACCTTTACCACCGGTACCTGATAACCCACTCCGGCACACCTCATGCGCTCAAACATGGGGTGTGCCTTTTCTTTGGAGGTGATCCCGATGGCGCTTGAAGCGATGCAGCGCAACGGACACAATCTGGGGCTGGGCGTGTTCGAATGCGAAGGACTGTACGACACTCCGAAGCTGGAGCCGGTCCATTTCAACGAAAGAATGGACTGGATCAGCTTCAACTGTGCCGGAACAGACCGAAAGCGCAGCGTCCACGGTGTTCACTTCTTTGTGGACGATTACATTTTCGAGCGCACATGGCATGACCCCAGACGCTATGCGCTCCTTCTTTCTGAATTCAAGGCGGCTATGACGCCTGATTTCAGCCTGTTTACCGATTATCCCAGAGCCGTGCAGATATACAACCACTACCGCAAGCATCTGATCGGCGCTTACTGGCAGAGCATGGGCATCACGGTTATTCCGTCCATCTGCTGGAGCGATCATGACAGCTTCGAATGGTGCTTTGACGGCGAGCCGGTCGGCGGATGTGTTGCAGTGTCCTCAGTAGGTACCCAGAAAAGCCCGGCTGCACGTGCTCTGTTTATGGACGGATACAACGAAATGCTCAGGCGGCTGATGCCTGAGAAGATCATTTTCTTTGGTGATGTCCCGTCTGCCTGCAAAGGCAATATCGAACGGCATGATCCTTTCTACAAAGCGGTTCATGCCCGAAGGCGGTGCTGATATGGGCGGACGAGGAGGTTCCAGCCATCGGCAGACCGCAGGCGGAACGGTAGCCATTCAGACATTCCTGCAGAATGCTTATGGAGCCAATCACGCCAATGCAGTTCTTGCCATTCTTCAGAATGCACCGGCTCATATCCGGGCGCTGTGGGAGCAATATGCCTCACAGTTCCGTGCAACAAACATGCGGCGGGACGAAGGTGCTTTCTACTCTCCGAGAGATGACAGCGTACATCTTCACATCCCTTCAGTTGCCCGGGGTGATGCCATTTCTACTCCTTATAGCGTTTTGTTCCACGAATACGGTCATATGACGGACTACCTGATCGCCAGAGGCGAAGGCTACAGCCATACTTCCTATTCAGATATTTTTCAAGGTGTCGGTGCTGGTGGAAAACCTATTCTTCGGCGCGGCTCGGCAGGCGGTTTGCTTGGTCGGACTGCTAAAGATGAACTTGAAGGACATCTCTCCCGAATGCGCCGCCAGAATCCCAATATGACACGTGAACAAGCTGCCCGTGCGCTGGTCAGTGAAGCACGAGGCAAATACAGCATGCTCGACCGCAGTGATATTTCAGATATGTTCGAAGGTGCGGGTCTGGGCATCTCGCATCCGCTGGGTGCGGGTCATGGATTGGATTATTGGAGCAGCCGCGGCAATGGCAAGGAGATATTTGCGGAAATCATCTCCGCAGAAGCAGCACATCCCGGGTCGCTGAAAGCGATCAAAGAATACTTCCCCAAGACCTATCAGGTCTATCAGGATATGGTGAAAGCGAGGAAAAAGAAATGACTGATTTTGAGAAGGCAATGGATAAATATTTCGATCACTTTGGCGAGTCGTACCCCTACGCTGTGGGTATTGGTTTTCCCGGCAGTACGGACGAGGAGAATATCGAGATCATCCACCGCTGTATCAGGGAAAACCAGCCTGTAAAGTTTTCTCCCTTGTATCTGGACGATGTAGATTACTGATTGGAGGTAATAATCATGATTACTTGCACACTGAACAACAAGAAGTATACCGTTGACTTCATCACCGGCCGTGCGCTTCGCGAGATGGAACCCGCCGCCAAGGTGTATGGCAAAATCGTAGCTCTGTCTCAGGCGGCTCTCAAGGGCGAGAACATCCAGACCGACGATCAAATCAGCATCCCGGAAGCGATGGATGTGATGATCCGCTGGTTCTGTATCCTGTTCGGCAACCAGTTCACCCCCGACGAGGTTCTGGACTACTATCCCGTGGACAGGCTGATGCACGATATCGCTCTCGCCCTCATGGCCGTGCAGACGCAGACTACCGGGGTGCTTGATGAGTTCCCTACGAGGGCAGCGCAGACGGACATGACGGCCCCGGCCTGACGCTGCACGACTTTATTATGGACACCTACAACTCTCTTCTTGAAGGCGGATGGCGCATGAACGAGATTGACAGCATGGACATGCTGGGCTTTCTCGGCGTCCGCGCATGGAACGCCCGCAAGGAGAAGAAAAAGAAAGAACCCCGCCGCGTGTTCATCGACGAGGTCTGGGGCAACCTTACGCCCACTGTATAAGGCAGGTGAGAAATCTTGAGTGAAACCCTCCGCGACCTGGTTGTGTCGCTGTCCCTTCAGACGGACAACTTTACCCGCAATATCAAATCTGTCAATAAACAGATTCAGGAAGCGGAGAGCAAGTTCAGACTCGCCGCTGCCGGTATTGAGGGCTTTGAAAAGACCGCAACCGGGCTTTCGACACAGCTTTCCACGCTGGAGCGCAGGCTTCAGCTTCAGAGGGATGCGGTCACGCAGTATGAAAAGGCACTGACTGCCGCAAATACCAAGCTGCAGGAGTGCTATAACCGCCAGAATGATTATGCCCAGCGGCTGACGGATGCCAAAACAGCACAGCAGGCGCTCAAGGAGCAGGTCGGACTTGCTGCACAGCAGTACCGTACCTTTGCGGCAACGCTGGGTGAAACCGACTCTGCTACCATTGCTTCCAAGGCAAATCTCGATCAGCTGAAGGTCGAATACCGCGCCCAGTGTGCGGAAGTGAAAAAGCTGACCGGGCAGAATGCGGCTCTGAAAAAGAGCACTCAGAACGCAGCTGATGCTGTATCTCAGGCGAACATCAATCTGAATGGCGCCCGTGCTGCCGTAAAGACGACAGAGTCTGAAATCAGCAAGTGCAATCGTTCTCTGGCTCTGGCTCAGACCAATTGGGATGCCGCCGGAAAGTCCATTGAGCAAAGTAGGACGGCTATCACCACATTCGGCAAGCAGATCAGCCTTGCAGAGAGCAAGTTCAAGCTGGCGGCTGTCGGCATCAAGGATATGGACACCAGTGTCGGCGGCTTGACTGCCAAGCTGACCATGCTCCGCGAGAAGCTCACCCTGCAGGAAAACACAGTCACCGAGTATGAGAATGCTCTGCGCGGTGCCCGTGAACAGCTGAAGGCAGCGCAGGATGCTCATGATCCAGAGA